TATTACCTATGTTTCGCTTTCTTGGTGACGCTGCTCTTAGAACAGTATCAGCTGATATATCCAGAGATGAACAAATACACGTTGCGACGAATAGTCTCGTATGTGCTGAGTTGGGTCTTGTTCCTAGCTCTTCTTTGGATAAGCTTCGGAAGGCAACTATACAATGGGTACTACAACCCCTAAAAGAAAACAACACTGATAAATATTTGTCGAAAAAATTTTGGGCGAATGCGAGCGATCAGTTAATGTATCAGGGCAAAGCCCCACAATTTAATGACACAAAGGCTGGAAGAATGCCTGCTTTTTTTGAACATGCGAACACCAACCTCCCACAATATGCTTGAGTCCATCATCGGACCAACCATTAGTTCTATACAAGTAGAGCTAGAAGAAAACTTCCCACCTGTTAATCCACATCCCAAGCAAGACCTCGGCTCGATCATGTATCTAGCCGGTCAACGCTCGGTGGTCGAGTGGTATAATAAACGTATTAGTAAAGACGATGGCTAGTAGACGATCAAGAATGAGAGCTAGAGCTAGAGCTAGACATAAAAGATTTAAGAAAACAAGAGTACAGACATTCGGTGGTACTCGAAGAAATTATAGTAAGAGAGATCTAAAGAAAATTGATGCAGCAGGCTACAGCCGTAGTACATATACTGGCGGAGCTGTTAAAGACAAAGCAACACCTAAAACAGATACAAGCTTTGCATCATTTCGAGCAGAAGGTGGAGCAGAAGCAGCCGCTAATGTACGTGCATTCGGTAGTCCACTAAATGCTATCAAGTCTCTTGGTAATATGATTCCCGGTGTTAACATGAGGTTAGCTACTGATGCACAGATAGCTGCTTCACAGCAAAACAAACCTACACTGACTCGACCTAAGAGTAGAGGAGGAACAACTCGTGTACAACAGTTAGCAGAATCTATGTTTATTCAGCCAGAAATAGCACCTCAGATGGGACAACCTACCTATCAAACAGGTAGCAATACAGGAACTGATGACCAAAACTTGACACGTATACAAAGTCAAGCTTATAATACACAGTTAATGAATAGCTTGTCAGGTATATATGGACAGGGTACTGGAGGAGCAATAGCACAAAGTAGCTCAGCACCACCAGCACCGACAGCTGGTACTTCCAGAGGTAAAAGAAGAGTACGTCTATTTGGTGTACCTAAGACACGCCGTACAGGAGATCAGTTTTCAAGAGCAGGCGATAGAATAGCTAAGTTAACAAACATTAACGTATAACAATGACAGCAAAATCTAGGTATGATAATTTATCCAGTGATCGTTCCCAGTTTTTGAATGAAGCGGAAGACGCAACTAAACTTACACTACCATATCTTATCAGAGGGCACGAAGAGTACTCGAAAGGTATGAAACAACTGAAGACACCTTGGCAATCCGTGGGGGCTAAAGGAGTTGTAGCGTTAGCATCAAAGCTATCACTATCTCTCGTACCTCCACAGACTAGCTTCTTTAAGCTACAAGTTGATGAGTCTCAGTTAGGAGAAGAGTTTGGTCCGGAAATAAAATCAGAACTTGACTTATCCTTTGCAAAGATAGAACGCACCATACTTGATGCGATCGCTGCATCAGATGATCGTGTAGTAATACACCAAGCATTACAACATCTAGTTGTAGGTGGTAATGCTCTTATCTTTATGGGTAAAGAAGGACTGAAGTTATATCCTCTTAATCGCTACGTGATAGAACGAGATGGCAACGGCAACGTGATTGAAATTATCACAAAAGAAAGAATCAATAAAGATCTCATACCAAATTATGAGACGCTAAAACCAAACGTACCTTACTCAGAAGAGTACGATGAAGACAAGGAAGAGTGTGATGTTTACACATATGTTAAACGTGACAACAATAGATTTGTCTGGCATCAAGAAGTACATGATAAAAAGATACCCGGCACACAAAGTAAGTCACCAGTCGATAGTACACCATGGCTACCACTACGATTTAATACAGTAGATGGAGAAGCATATGGTAGAGGTAGAGTAGGACAGTTCATTGGAGATCTTAAGTCTCTCGAAGCATTGTCACAAGCTATAGTAGAAGGTAGTGCAGCAGCAGCTAAAGTTGTATTTACTGTATCACCATCATCTACAACTAAACCTCAGACACTAGCACAAGCTGGTAATGGAGCTATTGTACAGGGTAGACCTGACGACATTGGTGTTGTACAGGTAGGTAAAACTGCTGACTTTGCTACGGCATTGCAGCATATGCAGACACTTGAGAAGCGGTTGAACGAAGCGTTCCTGATCCTGTCCGTTAGGCAGTCAGAAAGAACTACAGCTGAAGAGGTACGCATGACACAGATGGAACTAGAGCAACAGCTTGGAGGACTCTTTGGATTACTCACGGTTGAGTTCTTAGTACCATACCTCAACAGAAAGCTGAGTGTATTCCAGAAGACAGGTGAGATACCACGTATACCAAAAGGTATGGTGAAGCCTATCATTGTAGCTGGTATCAACTCACTAGGTAGAGGACAAGATGTACAAGCACTTGGTCAATTCTTACAAACTATAGCACAGACTATGGGACCAGATGCTATCGCTACATATATAAATCCAGAAGAGGTTGTAAAACGACTAGCAGCTGCACAAGGTATAGATGTATTAAATCTTGTGAAGAGTATGCAAGAAGTACAAGAAGCAAATCAGCAAGCACAAGCACAAGAAGCTGAAATGGAAGCTATCAAAGCCACACCAGCTTTAATGAAAGCACCAATGCTAGACCCTTCTAAGAATCCACAAATGACAACAGAACCACCACAGTAATTATATGGAAGGCAACACATTAAGTATGGAGTCTAAGGTTGAGACAACAAGTCTTGACAATCTCTCAGCAGAAGAGCAAGACTCCCTTAAAGTTGGCGAGCAGATGCAAGAAGCTCAAGACAAGCTACTAGCAGGCAAGTACAAAAGCCAAGAAGAGCTAGAGCAAGGATACCTTGAGTTACAGAAGAAGCTTGGTCAACAAGAAGAGACCGCAGAACCGGCGGAAGAAACAACAGAAGAAACAGAAGGTGAACAGAAAGAGCTCGGCATCTTAGATGAGCTATGGGAGTATGAAAGTAACAACGAAGAGTTCCATGAAGATGCTGTAAAAGAGCTACAAGATATGGACCCAGTAGAATTAGCTAAGATGCACATTGAGTATCGTAAGCAAGTTGAGACTGGTGAGACTGGAGGTAGAGACTTTTCTGAGCAAGACATTGCAGAACTTAAAGGTATTGTTGGCGGAGAAGAGAACTATACTAACATGATACAGTGGGCACAAGGTGCACTCAATGAAACAGAAGTCAATATGTTTGACGCTGTGATGGCAAAAGGAGATCCGTTAGCTGCATTCTTTGCAGTAAGATCTTTAGCCTATGCCTACAATGATTCAACAGGTTTTGAAGGAGAGATCGTACAAGGTAAAGCACCAAGACAAAGTAACGATCAGTTCCGTAGTCAGCAAGAACTTATACAAGCTATGAGTGACCCACGATATGAGAATGATCCAGCATATCGTAAGGACCTTATGCAAAAATTAGAAAGATCACCAAACGTTAAATTTTAGGAGAACAACTATGCCAATGGGAAAAGGAACTTACGGAAGTAAGAAGGGTAGACCACCAAAGAAAGGATCAGGTTTATCTAAGCTACCTAAAGCTGTACAGAAAAAAATACTCAAGAAAAAATAATGGCACAGCTTTCGATTAGAGATAAAGACTACCGCCCTAATCAATACCTCAACCCTATGCTTATCAGTGGAGGTCGTGAAGCTAATCCAGAAGATAGACCATACAGAATCTTTGATAAGACTAATCCTGAGCACCCTGACTATGAAGGTAACAAGAGGGATGATGGTCCAGAGTTTGAGCAGATGGAGTTAGATCTAGTAAAGGGTAAAAAAAATAAAGACATGACTATTGCTGGTGGTGCTGTAAGACCACAAGATTTTATTCCATTTACACCAGCTACAAGAGATAATGATGGTTTTGCTATGCCTTACTTGCGGACTCCAGAACTCCGACAGGAGGAGATGAAACATTTTATAAGATTTATAAACAACTACAGAGATGGCATGGTACAACGCAACACGCCTATGTTGATTGCAAAGAAAGGAAAGAAAAAAAGAAATGCACAAAGAGCTTATGAAGATTTCGTAAGAGATAGTCAAGGCATGGGTATAGAAGAATCATTTAAAGATCTCAGAAGAGGTATAGATGGAGAGGGTCTTGACATTATGAAAGATGTACTAGGTTTAGACGAGGTATAATGGCAGTAAAGAAAAAGAATGTTAGCCTCCGCATCGGTGTACACAAAAGCCGTAAAGGAGGACTAACAGCTAAAGGAAGAGCTAAGTACAATCGTGCCACTGGCTCTAACCTCAAGGCTCCACAGCCCGGAGGTGGACCACGTAAGAGATCTTTCTGTGCAAGATTCAGAGGGATGAAAGGTCCAATGAGAAAAAATGGCAAGCCTACACGTAAGGCTCTTGCTATGAGACGATGGAAATGCTAACATGGCACACAAAAAAGGCAGCAAATGTGGCTGCAAACACGGAGGCAAGAAACGCTAATGGCTAAACGAGGTCTTTACGCAAACATCCACGCTAAGAGACGCCGCATCAAGGCAGGCTCTGGCGAGAAAATGAGAAAGGTGGGTTCTAAGGGTGCTCCCACCGCCGCTAACTTTAAACGGGCAGCGAAAACAGCAAAACCTTACAAGAAAAAATCACCCAAAAAAAGAAGAAGATGACCAACGAACCACTCAACCTATTCGGAACTGAGACTCCACCCCGAGTCATTCCAAACTATCCAATTAACAAACATCCAATTATGACAAACGAAGCAGAAAGATTTAACGGCTGGGCAGCTATGCTCGGATTCGTAGCAGCAATAGGTGCTTATGCTACAACAGGACAAATCATACCCGGTATATTCTAATGGCAGCTATCTCTGTAACAAGAGAAAGCAAAGCTAGTAACTGGGAGAGTTTCTGTCAGTGGGTTACAAGTACAGAGAACCGCCTATACGTAGGTTGGTTTGGTGTCTTGATGATCCCTTGCTTATTAGCAGCAACAACTTGTTTTATAATCGCCTTCATCGCAGCACCGCCTGTAGACATAGACGGCATACGTGAGCCAGTTTCCGGCTCGTTAATCTACGGAAATAATATTATATCAGGAGCAGTCGTCCCCTCCTCTAACGCAATCGGACTACATTTTTACCCTATATGGGAAGCTGGAACCATGGACGAATGGTTATACAATGGCGGACCATATCAACTCGTTGTCTTTCACTTCCTCATAGGTGTCGCAGCTTATGCAGGCAGGCAGTGGGAACTATCATACAGACTCGGAATGAGACCGTGGATATTTGTTGCATACACAGCACCTTTATCCGCAGCTCTTGCAGTCTTTCTTGTTTACCCTTTCGGTCAGGGTTCATTCTCTGACGGTATGCCATTAGGAATCAGTGGAACATTTAACTTCATGTTTGTCTTCCAAGCAGAACACAACATACTCATGCACCCATTTCATATGCTCGGAGTTGCGGGCGTGTTTGGTGGTTCTTTGTTTAGTGCTATGCACGGAAGCCTTGTTACTTCCTCAATCGTTAGGGAGACCACGGAAGACGTTTCACAGAACTATGGTTACAAGTTTGGTCAAGACGAGGAAACTTATAATATAGTAGCCGCACATGGTTACTTCGGCAGACTTATTTTCCAATATGCTTCTTTTAATAATTCTCGTAGCTTACATTTCTTTTTGGCTACTTGGCCCGTGGTTGGCATATGGCTCACCTCAATGGGTATCTGCACCATGGCTTTCAACCTTAATGGTTTTAACTTTAATCAGTCAATCGTTGATGCCAACGGAAAGATTGTTCCTACTTGGGCAGACGTTGTAAACAGAGCTAACCTTGGATTCGAGGTTATGCACGAGCGTAACGCACACAACTTTCCACTCGATTTAGCATCATCTGAGTCAACAAATATTGCTCTTACAGCACCACAAATAGGATAACCACCCCATGAAAACAGGAATAGAAAAATTTAAAAATGTTATAGATTCTGAATCTTGTAATTTACTCATTAATCATTTAGAAGATAATTTACACAACGCTGTTGAGCTTATACACAGCGATGAACAAAATGTTCTTGGTAAAGAAATTAAACTAAAACGACAGACAGAGTTAGATGATCTTGTCTTAGAAACTGTTGGAAAAATAGCAGCTTTATATGCAGACAAGTATGATAGATTCGGTGCAAACGGTGTGTTACCTTCTCAGCTTAGAAAGATAACAGGTAATACTAAGTATCATATAGATGGTATATCTAAAGATCGTAGAAATGTATCTATCATTATCGGTCTAAATAGTGATTACGAAGAAGGAGAGTTTCATTTTCCATATCAAGATTTTTCTACAACTGTAAAACGTGGAGAGGCTATAGTGTTTCCGGTATATTTTATGTACCCACATTTTGTAGATGCACCTATTGGTAATAGGTACACTATTAATACGTGGCTTAGAAACTCAAGTCTAGGTTAACTCCTACGTCCGTTCATCGCTTTTGCGACGCATGCAATCTAGTCATGGAACGGGGGCTAGGTATCGGAGGGAACTATGACAGTAACTTACGTTTACCGTGGTGTTGTTTATACAAGACACAAGTAATGGCACATCAAAGCTCGGTTATGAGAGCATCAGTCACAAGGTTAACACCTGAGACATATGAGACTCCAGAACCAGAAAACAAAACTGAAGAAAAGAAAGAAGATGCTCAACTAGAGACTCCTTCTTACTAACAGCATGGGGAGCACCTCAGAGTCGGACTCCCCTGCACTTGGCACAAGCCTCCAAGGAGATACCTTATGCCGTCTAGACGGTGTGGATAGACACACAAAAAACGATCGAAAAAATTCTGTACAGGAAAGCAATATAACCCTTAACCATAACAATGGCACAACAGAATAGCACACTGACTACGGCTCTTACACGCCCCGGTCAGATTAATAGCACAGGAGACGCCCGTGCTACTTATTTAAAGCTGTTCAGTGGAGAAATGTTTAAAGGCTTCCAGCATAATGCTATAGCTAGAGATCTTGTAATGAAGAGAACTCTAACTAACGGGAAGAGTATGCAGTTCATCTACACTGGACACACAAAAGCCGAGTATCATACACCCGGTAACAGCATACTAGGTAACACAGATGGTGCACCTCCAGTAGCTGAGAAAACCATTACAATCGATGACCTATTAATTAGTTCTGCGTTTGTATATGAGCTAGATGAAACACTAGCACACTACGAATTAAGAGGAGAGATCTCCAAGAAGATTGGATACGCTCTTGCTCAGAAGTACGACAGACTTATCTTCCGTCAAATTGCGAAAGGTGCACGTCAAGCTTCACCAATATCAAAGTCCGGCTTCGTAGAGCCCGGCGGAACACAGATCAGAGTTGGTACAAACAACCAAGCTTCTGACGCTTATGTCCCTGCTTCTTTAATAGCAGCCTTCTATGATGCAGCTGCTGCACTAGATGAGAAAGGTGTAAGTACAGAAGGTAGAGTAGCTGTGTTAAACCCAAGACAGTACTATGAATTAATACAAGGTGTTGGTTCTAACGGTCTTATCAACAGAGACTCACAAGGTACAGCCTTACAGGGTGGTAACGGAATCATTGAAATTGCAGGCATCAAGATCTACAAGTCAATGAACATTCCATTCTTCGGCTCATACGGTACTAAGTATGGTTCTGCATCTGCAACTAACCCCGGTGTAACAAGCCCCGGAAACGTAGGTTCATTTGTAGGTGAAACAGCAGAAGACGCTAGAGCTTCTGTAACCGGTATCAACGGTAACTATGGTAACTCATCTGACTTTGCTAACAGCTGCGGACTAATCTTCCAGAAAGAAGCCGCTGGTGTTGTAGAAGCTATTGGACCTCAGATCCAAGTAACTTCTGGTGACGTATCAGTTGTATACCAAGGTGACGTTATACTTGGTCGTTTAGCAATGGGAGCAGATTTCCTAAACCCTGCTGCTTGTGTTGAACTTATCGCTGGAGCTGCTGTAGGATCTACAGGTAACGCTGCATTCGGTACAACATACCCAGCTAACGCTTAATTTTATTTTTTATACGGGAGCTTCGGCTCCCCTTTTTTATTATGCCTTTTCCAACCACAAACGCTACACAAGAGCTACCAGCTATTAACCAGATACTCACATCATGTGGTCAGGCTCCTGTAACTACACTAGACCAAACCAACCCGGAAGTTGCGATTGCTTATGATACACTGTTACAGGTGTCTAAAGAGGTACAATCAGAGGGATGGACCTTTAACAGAGAGTATCACTATGAGTTTACAAAAGATAACAACGACGAAATACTTATACCTAATAATATATTACAGATAAAACTAACAGAAAACGCACAGAATACACCCTACCATGCTGTACGTAGAAGCGGTAAACTATATGATAGACAGAACCATACATACAAATGGACATACAGTCCTATCGAATGTGATGTTATATGGCTGTTTGACTATATAGATTTACCACAACCAATAAGTAACTTTATTGTAGCCAGAGCAGCTAAGATTGTATCTGGTAGAATAGTAGGTGATGATGACCAGTATGCTAGACTTGAGAAAGAGGAAGCATTACAAAGATCAACTGCTCTTGAGTATGAAACATCACAAGGTCAGTACACTATGTTTGGACATCCACAAGATTCACAAAACTACTATCAAAGCTATCAACCATTTCACGCTTTACAAAGATAATGCCAGCAGTAACACAAAGAGTTGAGAACTACCTAGGTGGTGTATCTAGACAATCAGATGATAAAAAACTTCCCGGTCAGGTAGAGGAGTGTCTTAACGGATACCCTGATCCAACCTTTGGACTTACTAAAAGACCCGGATTTCAATGGATTGCTAATTTAGGTACAGGCACTACATACGATAATTCAAAGTGGTTCTACATATCTAGAACAGAAGGAGAGAGGTACATAGGGTGTATTACCCCAGTGCCCTCTGGACAGTCTCAGGGAGCCATTGCAATATGGAATGCTGTGACTGGTGCATCTGCCTCTATTACATACGGTACAGGGGCACAGGCATACCTTACAGGAACACGTACAGATTATGATGTACTGACTGTACAAGACGTTAGTATTATAACTAACAAAACAAAGACAGCAGCTGTAACAGCAGCACCATCATTCACTGCAAACTCACAGGGGACTATTAAACTGATAGGTGATGCTAATAACATACCTTACAGTATTACCGTAGCTGGACAGACTACAACATTTACCTCTGGTGCAAGTGATGATTATACAGCTGTTCTAACTACGATGGAGACCAATATAAATAATTTTAATATATCTGGTTTAGTAGTCACTCGACTATCTGACAGTTTACATTTATCACGTAACGCTACATTTACTCTTACAGGTACTGGTGGAGCTAATGCAAACAAACTAGGTGTATTTCAAGATCAAATCGCTACCTTAGCAGAACTACCTAACGAGTCCAAGAATGGTCACGTAGTTAAAATACTTAATAGTGGTGCTACAACATCTTCATTCTTTATGAAGTATACAGCAGACAACGGTGCATCTGGACCGGGATTCTGGTCAGAGGGTTTAGCTCCTAATGTGTCTACAGGACTTGATAATACTACTATGCCTCATGAGTTGATAAATACAGGCACAAATGCTTTTACTTTTCAACGTGTAACATGGGTAACTAGAAATGTAGGTGATGATGAGACTAATGACCATCCTAGTTTTATAGGTAAGAAGATACAACAAGCCTTTTTTCATAATAATAGATTAGGATTCTTGTCATCTGATAACGTATCTATGAGTCAGTCTAAACAGTTTTTTAACTTTTATCACACATCAGCTCAAACAGTTACAGATGCAGACCCTATAGATCTAAGAGCATCTACTATACGACCAGCTGCATTACATAGTATTATACCTACTACACAGGGTTTAATATTATTTAGTGCTAACCAACAATTTTTGATGGCTGCATCTGATGGTATACTAACACCAAGTAAAGCATCTATTCGTGCAATAGCTAACTACGAAATGGATACAGTTATAGACCCAGTAGATATGGGTACAACTATAAACTTTATCAGTAAGACTCCAAGTTACACCAGAATATTTGGTATGGTAACTCGTGGAGAAAACGAAAACCCTGTTGTACTTGACATAGGTAGAGTTGTAAATGAGTGGGTTCCGGCTACAGTAGATACACTGATAGCTAGTCCACAAAACCAGTTTATTGCTATGTCTGGACAAAGTTCTAGATACATATACTTCTTTCGTACATACAATGACGGAGAAAAGAACTTAGTACAAGCATGGTTTAACTGGGAAACTATGGGTAACGTGCAAGCTATGGCTGCTGACTCTGATGACTTTTATGCTGTAACTAAGCAGGGTAGTCAATTTACATTAAGTAAAGCTAGTTTAAGTCAGAGTCCACAAGATGCTATTATTGTTAACAACGAAGGTAAAAAGATTAACCCTTGTATAGACTTATATGCTACAGCTAGTTCTGTTACATATGATACAGCTGGCGAGTTTAGTAAATGTTTTATACCTTATACTGATGCTACAAACTTAACACCAGTACTTATTATTAAAGGTACTACTGCTACAGGTAACTTTATTGAGTCTGGATTTACAATGACTCCAGAACGTGTTGTCGAAAGTGGTAATACTTATTTTAAAGTACCATTTAAAAACTTAACAAGTATAGCTAGTGATGTTATTGTAGGATATAAATTTGATTTCGATATTATATTACCTAAGACATACTTTAAAATAGACGATGCAATGACTAAGTCTGACTTTTCTGCTAATCTAACTGTAGCACGTATGAAGTTTGCTGTAGGATTATCAGGAGTTATGGGCTTTAAACTTAAGTCTAAAGGCATACGTCAAGGTAAACAAGAATATACAGGTGATGGAAGTACCACAGTTTTTACTTGGGACCCATCAAACATTAGTTATATTGACTCTAATCAAGTAAAAGTTAAAGTAAACAATGTTGTAACTACAGCTTTTACAGTTAATAGTAATACACAGTTAACAATGAATGCAGCACCAGCAAACGGTGCAACTGTACTTATCTATACAGATGAGTGGTATAACTTAAATCCAGTTATTACAGCTGACCAATACTTAGCTAATGATATACCCTTAGCAGATCAGACAGTATTTACTTTACCTATACATCAAAAAACAGAAAACTTTACATTAAGATTATTTAATGATACACCGTTCCCAGTCGCTCTCAACTCTATGATGTGGGAAGGAATATACTCACCTAGATTTTATAAGAGGACATAATGGCTTTTGGATTAATTACTGGAGCTGTAATAAGCACAGCTGGTTCTCTCATTGCCGGTAGTAAAGCAGCTGGTGCAGCACGAGAATCTGCTAACTTGCAGAATGATGCAGCACAAAGAAAGCTAGAATATGATACCGAAGCATGGGAAATGAAAAAAAACCAGTTACTCTCACAACGAGATTATCTGGTAAAAGAAATAGAACTCAAAGCAGAACAAGAAGGTAAACTGGCTGCATTTAGAGATGCAACTAATTTAAGACAGTATAACTTAGATCTACAAATTAGAAATAGACAGCAAGCAGCAAACGAACAACAATTTAAAAGATCAAATGAGATCTATGCAGATCAGCTTACAATTAATGAACAAGCCCACGTAAGGGGAAGAGAACAAGAGTTAGCAAAATTAGCTGAGATAGAACAAGAATCAGCATATGATGCTAACGAAGCATATATAGATTCTTTAATGAAAGAAGGTGCACTACGAGCACGAGGAGTCTCTGGTAGAACAGCAGACAAATTATCAGCTACAGCAGCATTATCTTATGGCAATAAAATTGCTATGCTTAATGCTCAAATGCTGAATGCCTCAGCTAACACCGAGTTTGCATTAGAGTCTATAGGTCGAGAAAGATCAGCAGCTGACTTACGAGCGTACGCTGCAAAAATGTTAGATCCCGGTATTTTACCAATGCCGATAGAACCATTACCAACACCACAAGCAACCTTTATGTATCCACGGGTATATCAAGATTATGACTTTGGACCTAGACCAGTTCTAGGAGCTACGGCATCCCCGGGTGCAGCAGCTAGTCAAGCATGGGGCACAACAATCAGTGGTATTGCTGGATCTATAGGTAGTGCATTTAACACATACGCAAATATTACATACGGAAGGTAATGGCAAAAGGTTTTAAAAAGCAACTCCAAGGAGGTGGCTATCAAAACTTAACTATCAGTGGAGCCGCAGAGTTACAAAACATGCGGCTTCAATCTGATATACAAATCAACGCCTTGAAAGAACAACGTGCAAGGCAAAAGCAACTGGATGAATCTAACCTGACTGATCTACGGAGAAGTTACAAAAGTGAAAAGGATAACAGAGATTCTATACAGAAGCTAGAAGTTAACAGGCAAAAACTGGAACTTGAAAATCAACAACTACTCGCAAAGCGTGACCTAGAAAACAAACAAGCTGAGATTAAACGAAAAACAGCTGAAGCTAATATGTGGGCTAAACTGTCTCCTACACTTGGTGCAAACTTAGGTAAGTTAGCTACTGGATTAGTTAAGTTTAACGACATCCAATCCGGTATGGAACAATACCGTAAGCTAGATGCTGCTGGTGTACTAGATAATCTAGGTTCAGCACACTTTGAAATGAATAAACAAGCTACAGAAGGGTTACAAGAAAAACGTAATTCAGCTATGCTTAATAATAACATAGAAGAAGCTGATTATTTAGGAGACATCTATCGAGTTAGCGGTTACTATGGTCAGAAATTAATAGCTGATGAAATCAAAAGTAAAAAAGATGAGATTTTTAATGAACTCAGAACTGACATTAGTGATAATGATTTACTTAAAAACCCTTATGATACATCAGATATTTATGAGTTTCGTGGTCAAGAGATATTAAAAAAGTTTGGCATAGATCCTATGTCTATGGCTGGTTTAGAAATATCAAAAGTATTTAAGCAAGAAGGAGCAAAACAACAAACTGTCGCTGTACTTAACTCTAAGCATGAAATTTATCAAAAGAAATTAATAGAAGATAAAAGGATATTTGCTTCTGAACCTAATCAAGATAACTTTGATCAGTTGGTTACAACATACATGACAGGTTATACACGTAATAAAAATGGTTCTATTGTATCACATTATGGTATGGTAAATCCTATGGAAGCAACCGAAGCTATATTAGGTGACCTAGCAGTATCAGAACCTTATGCTACTGACTGGCGTAAGATGAAAGATTTAATAAAAACATTGCAGTCACCAGTAGGACCGGGTAATCCTACTCGTAAATACTGGACAGGAAAAAACCCAGCTATGGTCGAGCGTGTTAAACAAGTATGGACTAGAAACTTTAATAACCTAAAAGATGCTAATGCAGCACTTAATGAAGTCGAAGATACTGGTGCAGTATTTAAAATAGATGAACAAAATAGAAATGGTGACTTTGATAAAGAGGATGGGACAGCTAAATTAGTAGCCGCATACTTTAGTAATAAAGGTAACCCTAACGCACAGGCTAGAATTGCAAAGTTATTATATGTCAATCAGACTGAAAATAACAAATCAACTGTAGAGCTAGTCATGAAAGCTATTAGACAAAATGATGTCCAAGAGTTTGTATCATTACTAGATGGTCTAAGTGAGACACAACTAAATAATATAGTAGGTGCTGCACCATTTATGGAGATTACTAATGATCTTATTAAAGCACACGGTGTTGACTTTGATGAAGACATAACAAGTTTTGCTACTGAAAGAGTTAAAGACATAGCAGCTAATAGTTTTAATTTACAGGGAGATGCAACTGATAACGCTAAAAGAGCTGTAAAAGCAACTAAACAGTTATACTATTACTTATTTAACAAAAGATATGCTGGTGTAACAGATCCAAACGAACGTAGAAATCAGGTAGAAAAAGACATTATTAAGTTAGCTGACGAAGGTAAGGGTGTATTTACACATACAGACGCTACAGAAAATAATAATAATGTAATATTCACACAGTTTTACAACGGATCAACAACTAACAATGCTGTAAATTTAGGTGAAGGTGGTGACATAGATCTTGGCGTCTTTGATCTTAATGGAGCTATGGCTCAGATAAAAAGAAAAGGTTTAAATCTTATATCTACTAATGATCTTGAAGATGTAGCTATAGCTATACGAGCAGGCAAAGATGAATTAAGTTTACCAGAAAACCTTAAAATATTTCAAAGACGATATCCACAGTTTGATGCTAGAAAATACTTGAATCAACAGTTTAAGGAAAGTGAACAATATTATGATAGTAGTTTACCAGAAGGAAAACGAAGAATACTTTTTATAGCTCCAAGTATATATGATGCTGCTAAAAGAGCTGGTGGTCCTTTTATACAGAAAAAGAATGCGTTAAAATATATGATAGGAACTTACAAAGACGGAGAACTTGTTAAAGGAGATGCACTATGATTAATGATGAAGAACTACAAAAAGATGGTCAACTGATAAGTGCGGCAGAACCTCTAACAGACGAAGATTTAATTCCATCAATTACACCAGAAGATCCTAACCAAATTACACCAACCAATACAACTGGTACTAAGTTTCCATCTGCATTTGGTAAAAAGTATGGATATAGTTCTGTTGATTTATCGGTAGAAGAGAATGAAGATAAGATGCTAGACGAATATAATACTTTTTTTAGAATGCCTCAAAGTAACAAACGTGATGAGTTACGTGAGAAGTTTAATCAAAAGTATTATAATATGTCTACTGAAGAAATTAGAAATCAAAATCCTAATGCTGTCGAAACATTTAATAGTTATACAGGTGATGCTGTAAAAGGTCTAGCTGCTATAGGTAAAGGTGGTGTCGACTTTGTGTTTGATGCTATAGGTTCTATCAAACCATTATCTAAAGTAGATGATTGGTGGGATGCTAAAACTAAATGGGACAACCCAGCACATCAACAAATAAGTAAAATATCGTCTATATTAGTACCAGCTATTGCTGCTGGTAATTTAGCATCATCTGCTGTTGGTAGATATCTTCCAAACGCTGCAAGATTTAGTACTGGTTGGTTTAAAAGAATGGGTGCAATGTTACTTGCAAACGGTTTTGCAGATACTGCTATTGTACTTGCTAGTGATACATCAGAAGAAAAGACTGCACTTACTACACTTGCAGAAGTAGCACCTAAAGCGTTTGGACCAAAAGGTGTACTACCAATACCTGAGATATTTAAGACAAAAGATTCTGATAGTCCCGGTATACGTAAAGCTAGAACTGCGTTGGAGAATGGACCATTACTATTACTAGGTAATGTGTTAGGTGCATTTGTTGACATCAAAAATGGTCGCAAGACTATGGACTGGATGGAACCACTAGATGATGCTGCTGTTACATATAAACAGACACAGCTAAAGCTTGGTGGTGATAATGATAAACTTATACGTTTAGCAGAAATAGATGAAGTACTATCTTTAAACAAAGGTAAAAGAAAAGTTATCGGCTCACAAACTGAGCGAGCTTTGATTGATGAAAAACTTAGAATCGAGAACGAGCTAGGTATTATTGAGTCAATAGATGATGTACAGCGTAGAAGTGACTACAATGTAGACGTAGAAACTAATGCAGCTGCTACTGCTAAAAAAGCAGAAATAGAACAGTTAGAGTTAGATCTAGGTATAGATCCTGACATATCTCCTAACTTATTTGATGATGCAGAAAAAGCTCGTACAGTTCCTAACGCTGGTAATGTAGCTCGTAATATGGCTGATACTACAGCTATTAAACAAGGTACATCAGCAGGCGACCCGGCTCCTGTAATTACAGACTCTATGTTAAGCAAAGGTCTTATGGTAGGACCGAAGTCACGTGGTGCTGTGATGGGTGTAGCAGAAGCGACAAGAGACGCTGGTAGATTTAATGCTATTGTAGATGGTGTAAGAATTACATCTAAAGATATGAATGCAGCAGCATGGGGTATCTATCAAGATATTATAGATCCACTATCTACTGTTGACGATGTTAAAAAACTATTCCTAGAAAACAGAGACGTAAAAAATCTCATGATGGGTAAGTTTAAGATTGAAATGATAAACGAAGATCAGGCTAGAGCAGCAGCGTTTGCTATGCGTGATCTTGTTGACAGATTCTTAGGCAGAGATATAGGTAAAGCATCTGCAAGAGCGATGGATTCTATTGGTCGAGAAGCTGCTAGTATTGCAGAAGCTATAACCGACTTAGATCCTGTTATAGACGAAAACCGTGCTATGGAGAATATACTCGATAAACTATTTTTCTTAATGGATGAGTATGCACTTAACAAGTATATATCTGGTTGGCAGTTACGTAACAAAAATTGGTTTGACCAAGTACCTCCCGGTAATATTGATGAAGCATTAGAAACATTACTAACTGAATTTAAACAAGCAGAAAACTCTATACATGCTAGAAACAAACGATTTACAAAAGAACTTAAGAAACTCAAGAAAACTAATCCAGAAGCATTACGTCCATTAGTAGATGCGTTTGCACATACTAACGGTGATGTAGATAGCCTAGCTAAATTATACAAGTGGGCTGCTAATCAGATTACACCTATGGGTCTTATTAAAAGTCCTGACCCTAAATCTATGAACCTGTTTGCTAGAGGTGCATGGGCTGTAAGATATAATAATGTATTATCTGGACTGTCTGCATTTAGAGCTGCTGTAGGTAATGGTGCACAGTTAATACTGAAACCTATTACATCACTACTAGGTCATGGTTTCTATGGTTATCAAGATGGCTTTGAAGGTTTTAAACGTACACTATTTTATAATGGTGCTGTGTTTGAGACTAACAGACGTGCTTTGCATGACGCATTTGAAATGATGAAGAAAGCACATAAAGATCCTGAGACTATGATTAGAGCATATCGTAAGGACTTTGTGTTTAAGACTGATAAGACTTGGGAGATTATGGA